GAGGTCCAATCCGACTGCAAAGAGTGCGTCCCGCTCGGATGCCGTGAGTGCCTTGCCTGTGCCGGTCAGGTATCGGCAGACGCCGACGTAGCCAGCCGCCTTGATGGCGGCAGGATCAGGACGGGCGAACGAGTAGTCAACCCACAGGGTCACATCAGCCCCCATGTGTAGAGACGAAGAGGGTCACGATCAAGCCGATCACCGTGGCCAAGGCCACAACCGAGGCCCAGAAGGCAGCACGACTGCTGACCATCCGCTGCGCATGGTCGCCGTCCGTAGCCCTGGCCGTCTCCAGGGCGACGATCTTCCGGCCGTGCTCACCCACGTCAGTGCGCAGGGATGCAATGTCCTGCGAGTGCAGAGCCTGCACGGCCAGGGAAGTGTCGAGCTTGCCGTCGATCTTCGTCAGCGCCACGAGTAGCGCCGTCATCGGGTCCGGACTGGCAGGAGTCGAGTTCTCGGGCATCAGATCACCGTCCCTGGAGTCCAGGACGGATCTGCCGGCGTAAGCGCATGTGCCGTGATGTCGGCAATCAGGCCGGCGTCACTTACGGGCGTCGGCCGGCCGTAGTACATAACGCCGCCATCCGGCGATGGATCACAGGCGCTTACGTCAGGCAGGCTCATACCAGGAGACAGCACGTTGTACCACGTACCGCCCTGGCGGTAGACCGTGGTGCTCGTCGGGATCTTGACCCTGAGGGCAGACCCTTCGATCTGCGTCACGTTCTGCCACTGCGGCGGACTGAAGATCGTCATGCAGTACTCCGCATCTTGAAGGTGATCCAGCCACCGAAGTCGTCCTCGATCGTTGGACGAGCGAACGACTGGTACTGGATCTGGTCGATGACCACAGCCTCGGCCACGGCTCCGAAGTTGGTGAACTCCACGAAGGTCACTTCATCACCCACGGCCTCCATGTCCAGCACGTTCTGGTACCGCTGTCGCGGCTGAACCGGGTCCGTCACTTCGAGACCGAAACGGTCGATCTCGTCCGTGAAGCAACTGCCGGTCACTTGGATGATGTGCTGCCGCTTAGGTGCGGGCAGCGCCTTCACCTGATAGCTGTCCAGGCTGACGGTCGAGCCAATCAGCGAGAACTGCAACTGAATCCAGGGATGAAGCCCTGCTGGCAGGAGGAACTCTCCAGGGTCGTCCGTTCCGGTGACAAAACCGTAAGTACCCAGGTTCTGGTCACCCACTCCATATGGAGTAATGCCAGTTATCTGAATCTCGGCCGACGCTAGCGAGCCGTGGACCCTGCCGCGCTTGAACAGCTTCAGCTCGGCGGTGTCGTACCGGATGCGTGACGTGCGCAGCCATGCCGCGCCGTCTGAGCCTGGGCCACTGCCCTCGACGTGAATGCCTTCCGGCGTGACGAAGATGAGCCTGTCGGACGTAGGTAGTAGCGCCAGTCCAGTCACGGCACCCAGCCCCGTAGGGGCTGTTGTGGGAGGGCGAAGGTCCGGGGCGTAAGCCAACCGTCCTGCCGTGTCCGTGACCATTGACAGGTCCAACCGAACCAGTCCGGTCTTGCCGTCTGCCTGCTGATTGGTGTAGCCCGCATAGATGAAACGGTCTCTGCCGTCGATGGCCAGCACTGGTGCTGTGGTGGATACGGTCAGTGGTCCAAGGTTCAGCGCCCCGGTGTAGGTATCGAAGGTGCCTACCCGAACGCCACTCGACGTGCCGACGCCCAGGAAAGAGGCCAGGTAGGACTGCATTGCCAGGACTTGCTCACCGGTCGGCAGACTGGCAATCGACGCGCCACCGGACAGCACGGGCGTACCGCCCGTTGCATCAAGGGTGAACTCCAGAATGGCCGACTGGCCACCGACGAGGTTGGCCACCAGGATGCCTTGCGGGGATTCGCTGACAGCCGTCCATGTGCACGCCGATACGGGATGCGTGTATCTCGGTGCAGGCAGGGGCGCAAAGCCGCTGGTGGTCAGGGCTAGCTCATAGATGCTCTGACCGAGACCACCAACGAGGCGCTCCTTGGCCCAGCCGACCACCCCTGGCACGTTGACAGTCGCGCCTATCGGGGTAGCCAGCGATGTGGACTCGTTCGATGCGCCATTCCAACTGAAGGTGTAAGTAGAAGTCGGCGTTGTGCCGCCCGCGAAATAACTACCGAGGGATGGACTGTCCTCGATCAGCACGGCGTCGATGTAGAGGAACTGTCCAGCAGTCGGTGCGTCATACGCCTGGAAGACAATCTGGCTCGTCGCAGAAGTTGCGGTATAGGTGGCATATAGCCGCTGCCAGTTGTTCAGGACGCTGCTGGGTGCGCTTATCGCGCCAGCGGCAGGAAGGAACCCTGTCTTCGTACCGCCGATAGCCACCCTGGGGTTGCCCGATGGCACGTACACATATCCAGACAGAGCATACTGCCGACCTGGCGTGGTGGCGAAGCTCATTATCACGGATTGGGTTTGTGCCGCGCTGGTACCCCATACCGCCTTCATGGAGGTACCGCCAGTCCAGCTCTGCGCCGATGACTGAGCAAGGCTCGCACCGGCCTGCCCGTTGCTCCAGCCGGTGGTGTCCAGTCCGAACGACGGGTTTGTGCAGAGGTTGGTACGAGGCAGTCCTGAAGCGGACTGCGGCACGGTGTAGAGAATGTTCGGCGGTGCCGTCGAGCCTATCGGCCCACTGATAACGTAAGTCATCACACTGGGAGAGCCGAGCGGGGCAACTGTCACGAGCTGCACCAGTGCGTAATAGCTCACGCCATCAGTTGTGATGGACGTGATGTTGCAGTTGGCCGAGTCGCCAAAGGTGGACCCCGAAAGGTCCACTGCGGTCACCACGGGACTAGCGTCTGGACCCGAAGGCCAGGAGGCCATGTATAGGCCACCCAGACCGCCGATGACGGCATAATCAATGCCGCCCACCGTTGCCGTCACTGTGACGGTGGAAGTAAATCCGAAGTTGAAGAAATGCGCGTCTGGCAGCCTGGCTACTGTTCCTGGTGTCCAGACATCGACACCCTGACAGGTGTCGAACCGAATGTGGTCGATCTGCTCCTGCTGGTACTGGAACGTACTGCGCCCGTGCTCCAGGTTGAGCTGACCGGCACCGCCGTGAAAGCTCTCCTGCGACTTGATCCACGGCAGTGGGGAAAGGCTCTGCTCGCCAGGATCTTGGTTGCTGTCGAAGCGCTGAACCGTTGTCGGTTCAGTCTGGCGCACGTACGGGAAAGTCTGGTCGGTAGCAAGGCGGAAGCCTTGACCGCCGACCATGAAGTCGTAGCCGCCCGTGTCTACGATGACGGCAGAAGTTTGTCCCGGCTTGAAGGCGTAAGCCTTCGGGACTGTGGCTGGAAGGGTGAACATTAGGCCACGCGCTGGATTGTGATACTACTGGCAATACCCGAACTGACAGCAGTATTGAGAGCGCCTCCCGAGTTCTGGTAGCCGACAACGGCGAGAGTGCCACCGACCGGCACCACTACATACACGTCTGCCGTTGGTAGGTTGTAGGAGTTGCTTACTCCCGCAAATGGCAACTGCGCCCGTGCCCCGGTAATCTCGACGCCATTCATGTTGAGCGTGGCAGCACGAACGCCCGTGGCGTTGCCAGTGAAGGCGACAAGGCCGCTCACCTTATAGGTGCCAGCGGAAGGCACAGTCACCAGCCCGGCAGCGAGAGTCCACCCGGCAGGGTTCACAGTTGCCGTGTCAATCACAACAGGCGTGAATGCGTTGTTGGCGAGGCTACTTGCCGCGGCCTGCGTGCCATAGAAGAACGCCGAAGAACTATTGACCCCCGCAATGGTCGCACTGCCGGTCACTGCCAGAGTGCCGCCGACAGTTTCATTTCCGGTAACTCCAAGCGTGCCACCGACAGTGGCGTTACCGGTCGTGCTCAGGGAGGCAAGGGCTGCCGTACCCGCTCCGGTGATAGCCGGTGCGGTAATGCTAGGGGTGGTAAGCGTCTTGTTGGTCAGGGTCTGGGCGTCGGTAGTACCGACGACACTTCCGGAAATGCCATGCACTCCGCTGTTAGCGGAAGTGTGGGCATTTGCCTCATCGAAGTCCTTGGCGATGACCACCTGATCGAACGTCGCGCCACCTGAGTGAGCGACGGCAATGGTGCCGTCCTGGCCACGGATGATCGTGGCGACAGAGCCGGATACGTTCGTCACTGACACGATCTCGGCATTTGTCGTGCCGATCTCCAGCACCGCAAAGTACGGGAAGCTGGCAGGCCAGCCGGCGAACGTGCCGCTGATAGTGGCCGACGTACCCGAGGATGTCAGCGACACCGAAAGGGTGCGCTCCGGTGGCGTATTTGAGTAATAGCGTCTTGTCGTCATCAGAATGTCCTAACCATGCGCGGCTTGTACTGGGAGCGGAGAGACTTGGCTTCGCTCTGCAAGCGAGCGGCGAACAGCTTCATGACGTACGAGCTGGCATTGAGGCCGGCGTTGGGAGGCACCTGCGTCGATCGAGCCGACTGCTCCACGGACGAGAGCTGAGCGCGGCTGATGTCCAAGCCGAAGACCTGGCGGGCGACTACGCCCAGGATCACCAGCTCGGCACAGCTCGTCGGCAAGCCGGTAACAGCGAAGTCGTCGGTCTCGCTGACGAAGAGGCTGGGAGGCGTGGTGTAGATGACGCGCAACGGTCGTCCGACGAGAGCACCGCCACCAAGGCGGAACGACCCGTCGAACGGGTCAATGGTGTAGCTCGGGCACTTCCACCAGCGACCAAGCGTGTCCTGCCATTGGGCGTCCAGCACTTCGACGGGCGTCGAGACGCCCAGATTGTAAGTGTTGTTTGGGAAGGTGACCGTGCCGGTGAATGTCTTCACGGCAAACAGGTCGGGATAGAGCGAGTCGATGACCTGGTTCGCCTGCTTGAACATCCAGTTCCGGGGGAACTTGGGCCGGCTGGTAACGCGAGCACCAGCGGTGTGCGATGCAGGCGTGGTGCCGTTGTAGCCACGACCAAAGCCGTTGGCGATGGTGATGATGTTCGTGGTGGAGTCGATATTGACTACGTAGATCTGCTCGGAGTCGATCTCCACGATGCCCGGAGCAATACCGACTGCCTGCCCGAAGGAGAAGTCAACGCTCAGGGAAAGGTCGGTC